ATGGGTTTTTTGTTGCCTGAAATTTACCGCTCATCAAATCAATCACTTACACCACCACTTTTCTGTGCATGGCGACAAAGTGGCGGCAGCGCTTTAGCCTGGCTGCAAAATCTTCGTCTTAAGCCGTTTCAATCGCGTGCAATAATTCAACCAAAGCAACAGCGCCGACATCATCCCAGCGCAAATAATGTGATAAAGAACTTGTTCCTGAATCTCTTCCTAAAACTTTCTGACAGATAGCCTGATGATCGGCTGATGCGGAAACCCAGACACTTCCGCCCTGGTGGCAAAAGTAGGTAGAGCCTTTCAAACCATCCCGCTGAATACGTTTCTTCCAGGTATCTACCTGCTGCGTAGTGATTCTCAAAACCATAAACCCTCCGGCAAAAATCAATTAGTTATTGTTTAGGATTAGGTAAAATATCAGTAACCAGACTGAACAGTGAATATGTATGTTTAACCATTACCCTGAGAAAACTTACAGCAGGACGGAAGTCATGAGTAAGCCAACGCCGGTTCCCGCAGTGAACGGCGTCTATTTTTGGTGGTTTAAAGAAATCCCCCCGGGCGTACCGGCAGAGGGTTGCATTACCTGTGATGGCTACACGTTACTGTACGTCGGCATTTCGCCAGATCAGCGCGGGAAACCGAATAGTCGCTCGAATTTGAGAAAGCGTATCAAAACGCACTATAGCGGCAATGCTGCAGGTTCAACGCTCAGACGTACACTTGGCGTGTTACTGAGCAGTGAAAGCAACTTTCCCCTGCGCCGCGTTGGATCTGGCTCCAGAATGACGTTCACTCACCCGGGCGAGCAGTGGCTTGATGCCTGGATGGAAAAGAATGCCAAAGTTCACTGGATTCCTGTCGATGCGCCATGGGAACTTGAGGACACGCTGATCGCATCGATTCCCCTACCATTGAACATTCAGGGAAATGCTCATGGCTTTAAAGTGACGCTTTCAGGAATGCGCAGCCAGGCTGCAGCAGAGGCAAGATTGATGGAGATTGCAGATGAGCGGGCTTTCAAAAGGAGATTAGCAGCGCAGTGACTATTGGTGTAACACTGCGCCAGCTGGCTTGAATCAGTAGGCTAATTGTTCCTGCATTCCTTTCGGATGAGGCGGTGCAGCGCTGATTTTCTGCGGACGGCATACAGAACGGACAAACGTTTCATGGGTCACGAACGTATGCCCGCATTCGATATTGGTGCACTGGTTGTATCGTTCTTTGGTTTCGCTGGAAACCTGAAAGCTACTGCGTGTATGCGCGGCCTGACCGCACATCGGACAATTCATCATTTCGTTCCTCCCTCACTCTTAACCAGTTCGCAATAATGATACATCATTGTTCTCACTTTGGAACTAATCATTCAATTCCGAACTCATCAATTTTCACTTCGAGATCCAAACTGGTGGTAAATCCACTGTCCGGGTTCACCGTATGTGTCAGCGTGGTGATGGTCCACTCCGCATCATCAATGGGTTGTTTAAAGCCGCTCACTTTCACCGGCATCTCGGTGTAGAGATCTGCCCGCCCTTCTGCGAGCTGCAGGGAGAATGACGCTACTCCGCGCTGCAGGCGCTCCCACTGCGTTTTGGCTGCACGCTCCGCATTGCTGCGGTTGGCGTAGGTCCGGTTGAGGACCAGCACGTTTTCATCCGTTCCCACCAGATAATCACCCTGCTTCGCCTCCGGCTCTTTGGGCGCGGTGGTTTTCTTGCGGCGGCGTTTCACCTGTGTAGTCTCTTTCTTCTTTGGTTCACGGGTATGCAGCCAGCTGGCGATGACGCCGGTGTATGCCCCGCGATCTGCCAGGGTGAACCGGTGTCCGTCTCCGGCCTTGCGAGTGATGGTAATAACCGGCAGCAGCTTACCGCTGGCCGTTCTGCCCTGCCCCTGGCGGATAAACAGCAGGTTTCCGTCCTTCACGGACGCAATCGCCCCATACTGGCGCGCCAGCTTCATCAGGAAACTCGAGTCGCTCTCATTGGTCTGGTCCAGGTGGTCGAGCGGCTTTTCCGTCAGGTCTGTGCCCAGTGCCAGTTTCAGGTTGTGGCGGGAAGCAATTTCCTTCACTACCGCCCCCACGGTAGTCTGGTGCCAAGACTTTTCACGCCGGGTGTTCAGGGTTTCCCGAAAATCAGCGCTGCGTGCGCGGATGGTCAGCCGGTCAGGCGCACCGGAGTGCTCAATCTCATCCACGGTAAATCCCCCTTTAGGGAAAAGAGGCTGGCCTTTCCAGCCCAGCGCCAGATGGATCACCGCACCCCGACGCGGCAGAACAATCATTCCGTCCGCGTCGTCCAGCTCCAGATCGAGCTGGTCCGCTTCAAAGCCCCGGTTGTCGGTCAGCGTCAGACTCATCAGGCGCGCATCCATCACCGTCGTCACGTCTTTGCCTTCGATGGTGATACTGAATGCCGGACTTTTGCTTTTCAGGTCCAGTAGCTCGGTATTCAGATTCATGACAGCAGCCCTCCCGCCATATTTTTCACCTTGCCAATCGCAGAGGCTGCTGTGTCCTGCAGGTTGCTGAGCTGATCGTTCAGGCTGCCGAACATCTCAGACAGCGACTCATCCACCCGTTTCAGGGTCAGCGTAAACTCAATCCGCCTGGGCATTCCGCTTTCAAAAAACTCCGTTTTGGTCTGGCTCAGACTCTCGATTACAAACATGCCGTAGATAGTGCCGCTGCCCTCAATCAGCGGCCACGCTTTCCCCAGTTCCGCCATCTGCTCAAGTGCCAGCAGTGACAGCCTGCCGCCGGTGACTTCCGGCAGCAGGACACCGGATAGCGTCAATGGGTCGTTATCCGGGCCGAGAAACTGCGTGGACGGACGGCGATTTACCCGGCTGTTGGTTGCGTGTCGCCAGCTGCGCTGATACTGAAGCTCCTGATACGGCACGGTGCGCAGCATAAAAACGTATAACCCCAGCACCATCATCATGAATCGTATCCCCCCTGATCGCTGTAGTTGCTGCGGGCCTTCGCCCTTGCCCGACGTTCGCGCTCATCGAGCTGTCGTGCCACCTCACGGGCAATGTCCTGCGCGCTCTGCCCCGGCTGGGCGGTGATATGAATCGGCGCATTAATCTCATAGCGGATTACCGGTGGCGGACTGTTCGCCTTCACGGTCTGCGTCTGGTATGCCCTGACCGGAAGACTGAACGGATGCAGAGGTGCCGCCTCTGCAGGCGCTGCCGCTACACCCATCGCTCCAGCCACCACGGACGCCAGCGCAGCAGTGCGCCGCCTGCTGGTCACATTGGCCGGACCGTTGATAATTTCCGGGCCGTTCTCTCCCACGATGCCAAACTGGCCGCGTGGGATCGCCCCGCCGTTGTCGTACATTCCCGCATAACCCATCGAGGGAAAACCGCCGGGCGGCAGCAATACCTTGCCGTCACTGTTGACCGTAGCGGGCTGTTGTCGCGTGACCTGCTCAGGTAATTTCGCTTTTGCCGCTTCCTTGCTGACAATGCCTAGCTTTTCCAGCAACCACGACACGCCCGACTTCAGTGACTCCAGCGGGTGCATCACCATGTTGAGACCTTCGGCCAGCGCCTCACCAAAGCTGCGGCCCATCGCCGCCGCACTGCTCAGCTCTTCGGCGGTGGATTTCACCGGCGCTAACAAATCCGTGAACCATCCCCATAACGCCTGCACTTTGTCACCTATCCACTGAAACACCGGACGGAGCGGTTCAAAGGCGGCACTTATGGGTGCGGCAGCGGCTTTGAATCCTTCCACCACGCCGCCCAAAAAGGCGCTGATGGGCTGCCAGTGTTTCCAGATAACCAGCGCCACACCTGCCAGTGCCGCTACAACCAGCCCTACCGGACTGAGCAGCGCGCCCAACAAACCTGAAATGCCGTACAGCGCCACGCGCAGCATGGCCAGCGGACCGGAGACAAGAAAGCGCAGCACGCCACCGGCAGCGGAAAGTCCACCGCGCAGCACTGCCAGCGGGTTCATCACTGCGCCGATAACATTACGAATGCCCGCCATTCCGGCGCGGAATACCGCAAGTGGCGCACCGGCAACCGCTTTCAGCGCATTACCCGCCAGCCCGGCAGAACGGCGCAGGGCATTCAGCGGCGCGCTCAGCAATCCGGCAGAGCCCCCAGAGGACGCCATTCCCCGACGCAACAGGGAAAGCGGGGCACCCGCCAGCCAGGAGAGTGCGCTGCCAGTGTGTGATACGGCAGCCGTCACGGAGGGCAGAGTTTTAACGCCCAGCATCGACAGGCCAAAGCGGATCACCGCCAGCGGCCCCAGCACCGCCGCCACGGCCACCGCTAACGTGCCGAGCACAACGGTGATCGCTGCAGTCGCTGCCGCTACTTTCATCAGCGTGCCCGCCAGCTGCGGGTTTTGTTCCACCCAGCGGCGTAGCGCACCGGTGACGCCTTTCACGGAGTCCATGATATCCAGCAGCGGCTGACGCAGGGTTTCGCCCAGGCTACTGAACGCGTTCTGCGCGCCCGTTTTCACCAGCAACCACTGCGCGGAAAGAGAATCCTTGTTGATATCGGACTCTTTCTGCATCGAGCCGTTCGCATCTCCGCCGGATGTGAGACTGAGCTGGCGCTGCAGCTCCGGCAGGTTGTTGGCAAGCTTCGCCGCGTCATCGCCAAACTCTTTGCCAAACAGCATGGTCATGGCGGACAGGCGCTTGTCCTGCGGCAGATGGTTGACCTTCTCCAGCACGCGCTGGATGGTGCCGATGGCGTCCGTGGTCATCTGCTTTTCAATCTCTGCTGGATTGAGTTTGAGCAGGTCCATGCCTTCGAAGAAGCGCTTGCTCTGCATGGTGGCAATCGACAG